TGGTTGCAAGACCTAGCGCAAAAAAACAGAGCTAGCCCTTTTACAAATCTTGACGCGCAATTTTACAAATGAAACTCGAAACCGTCCCGCTTGATTCAATTTCGTTCGATCCGGCGAACACGCGGAAGCATTCCCGCCGCAACCTTGACGCGATCAAGGCGAGCTTGCGCCGATTCGGTCAGCAGAAGCCGATCGTCGTTGACGCGAAGGGAATCGTCCTCGCGGGCAACGGCACGCTGGCCGCAGCGACCGAGCTTGGCTGGACCGAGATCCAGATCGTCCGCACCGCGCTCGCTGGCGTGGACGCGACCGCGTTCGGCATCGCGGACAACCGGACAGCCGAGCTTGCGGAGTGGGATGAAAAGTTGGGCGACGTTCTTCTGTCGCTGAGGGCCGAGGATTTTCCGATGGACGAGATCGGGTTTGAAGAGGCTGACCTAGGCAAGTTCGACGTCGCGGAAGCGTCGATGCCGGAACTTCCGAATGGCGACCGCGCACCGTTTCGTCAGATGACGTTCACGGTTCACGATGACCAGTTCGCGACGATTGAAAAGGCATTGCAGAAGGCGAAGTCCGAGGGCGGCAGCGAATCGCCAAACAACGAAAATTCAAATGGGAACGCGCTGGCATTTATCGCCGCAAATTTCATCGGAGAAAAATCTTGAGCGAAGCGAAACAGATTCACCTTGCTCCGATCACCAGAGGAGACGCGGAAAAAATTGTTCGCGCCTGCCATTATTCTGGGAAGACCGCATTCGGATCATTTCTGCACTTTGGAGTTTTCCTCGATGGAAAATGCGGAGGAGCGATACAATTTGGGCCACCCGTTGATAAGCGAAAAATACTTCCGCTCGTCAAAGGAACCGGATGGAACGGATTTCTTGAGCTTAATCGGATGGCGTTTGCGGATTGGCTTCCGCGGAATTCAGAGAGTCGCGCTTTGTCGGTTGCGATGCGATTGATACGAAACACCTATCCGCACATTGAGTGGGTAGTTTCCTTTGCCGATGCGACGCAATGCGGCGACGGAACAATCTATCGCGCAAGCGGATTTGTGCTGACACAGATCAAGGAAAACCGCTCAATGTGGAGAACAGCAAGCGGAGAGGTCGTCGCTGATTTTGTTTCTCGTCAGTTGCAAGGAGAGAACACGAGAAAGCGAATCGGATTCCGAATCGGCGAAAGCTGGGCTGATTTTGTGAAAAGAACTGGAGCGCAACGGTTGCCGGGTTTTCAACTGCGATATCTTTACTTCCTCAATTCATCCGCTCGTTCCCGTTTGACCGTTCCGATCATTCCTTTTAATGAGATCGAACGCCGCGGTGCGGCAATGTATCGCGGCCAAGCAATTTCACGCGCCGGAAGTGACACGAAGGACACGGCAGGCCTCCAGCCTGCAAAGGGCGGTTCAACCCCGACCCCGGCGCTCCAATCTGACGCATGAGCGACGACGCACCGAATCCAGCCGAGCTGCTGGCGAAGGCGAACGTCGCCAACATCACCAAGAAGCTCAAGGCTGGCAAGACGCTCACCGCCTCCGAGCGCAAGGCGCTTTCCGAGTTCGAGGCCGACCGCTCCGGTGGCGAATGGGTTAGCGGGCCGAAGCAGCTTGCCGAAGAGCTTGGTCTATCGCGGCAGGCGATTTACGATGCCCGCAAGCGATACCCTGACGAGGCTCCGAAGCCGGACGGCAAGCGTGAGAACGTTCCGGCATGGCGCGCCTTCTGCGCCGAAAAGCTGATCGGCAAGGACACGGCGACGAAGACACTCGCCGAGCTAAAAGCCGATTTAATGCGCGAGCAAATCCTGCTGGCGCGGTCGAAGAATCGCAGGGAAGAGCAAGAAGTCGTCGAGCGCGAAACCGTGCGCGAGATGCTGCGCCTACTCGGGACCAAGCTCGACTTGCTCCTGCGCCTCAAGCTCGAAGTCGAACTCGGCCCGCGAGTCGCTGGCAAATCTGCCGCAGAGGCGAACGTCGAAGGCGCGCTCATCCTCGACGAGATCCGCGAAGTGGTGAACGCGAATCTGGCGCGGTTCGAAACGGACGCGATCAAGGCAACGGTCGCCGAGGAATAAACGGAGCATGGTCAGACAAGAACAGACCGGCGTCCGCAATCTCGACTTTAGCGGCTGGGTGCGTCGAACGCTCACCAGCGAAAAAGGGTTCACCGCATTCGACGTCGATTTCGTCTTCCGCGACTACAAGCGGAAGCTCATTCAACTCGTCGAGGTGAAGACTCATTGCGGCAGACTCTCTACGCTCCAGCGGATCGCGCTCGGTGAGTTGGCGCAGATAATGGAGGCTGGAATCACCGCAGGGAAACCTACTCTCGGATGGCGATGGTGCGGAATGCACGAACTGCGTTTCGAGCATACGTCGCCGGAAAATGGGCGCATGATTTGGGATGGCGTCGAGGTTTCGGCGGAAGAGCTGACCCGACTGCTAGAAATGCGGTGAGCCGTGAGCGTTTCGGACTGTCCGAAAAAAAGTGCGTTTGGGTGAAAGATTTTTCTTGCAGAACCGGAGCGCTTGGGTTTTGCTCTGTCTCGTTAAGTTAATCCAACAACAAAAACAACGACCAACATGACCACCCGCTCGATCAATTTCAGCCTCGAAACCCACCGCAAAGAAGTCCTCTTCTCGGCGCGCAAAGAGATCCGTCGGTTCTGCGAGGAGAACCTGACTCGCGCCGACGTCGCGGAGATCCTCGCGAAGAAGTTCCCTTCGGCCTTTATCTACGTTGGCGGTTGCCACGTCGCGGTTCACGCCGACGGACCGAAGTTCGCCCGCGACCTGCTCATCACCTCCAAGCACGAAGATTGGAACTAAAGGCCGAAACGCCGCAAGGCGTCGCACCGTCACGCGGTGCCTGACGATGGCCGTCAGCAACGACAACCAAAAAAACAACGACCATGACCACAGAACAAATGATCAAACTTCTATCTGGCCGCATGATTATCTACGTCGGTCAACAAGGCGGTTTCCCGCTGCTTGTATTGGATAATGGGACAAAGGTTTTGATTTCTTCGGATGATGAAATGAACGCGGCTGGCAGTATCATCGAACTCTGATGTTCACGACCCCACCACCGACCCGTTTCAATTTTCTTTCTCTGGGTGCTGGCGTGCAATCAAGCACGCTTGCGCTAATGGCAGCACGCGGAGAAATCGGACCAAAACCGGACGCAGCGATTTTTGCGGATACACAAGCAGAACCTGCAAGCGTGTATCGCTGGCTCGATTATCTCGAAGCAGAGATCGGGCGAAGCACGTTTTCATTCCCGATTATCCGTATCACAAAAGGATCTTTGACCGATGAAAGCCTGAAGCTTCGCGAACGGGTTAAAAAACCCGGACCTCCTTGGTCGAAGTCATTGATTCCGGCGTTCATCAAAAATCCTGACGGAAGCCGTGGAATTTTAGGACGTTCATGCACCTACGACTACAAGGTAAAAACATTGATCAAGCAGCAGAGGAAAATGGCCGGAATCAAACGCGGCCAAAAAGAAGTCACAGTCACTTCTTGGATAGGTATTTCAATGGACGAGATCCAGAGAATGAAACCAAGTCGAGTTGCGTGGGTGCAACATCGTTGGCCATTGGTTGAATTGGAAATGACGCGCAACCATTGCTTGGAATGGATGAGCAAGCGCGGATATCCAAAGCCACCAAGGTCGGCTTGCGTTTATTGCCCGTTCCATAGCGACAAAGAATGGAAACGGCTGCGAGATGAGGAACCCGAGGAGTTCAAGCGAGCCGTCGCGTTCGAGCGCGATCTGCAAGCGGTGAAAGCAAAAACCACCAACATGAAAGGCATTCCATTTTTGCATTCATCTCTGCAACCACTCGACCAAGTCAGTCTTGAAATGATCGACCCTCGCCAAGCAAATCTCTTCGGAAATGAATGCGAAGGAATGTGCGGAGTATAATTGTATGACCGATCAATCCTCGAAAAATCCCGCCGCAGTCGCGCTCGGTCGCCTCGGCGGGTGCGTGCGCAGCGCGGCGAAAGCAAAGGCCGCGCGGCTAAACGGGCGCAAGGGCGGACGCCCGAAAAAGGCAAAGCCTGATGCCTGACGCGCCCGACATCCTTGCGGACTTGCGTCTGCCTCGGCCGGACCGCGCGCCGATCTACGACTGGGCGCGACGGCACGTCCAGTTGCCGGAGAGCTACGCGACGCCGGGACCATTCAACGTGCGGTTGAGTCCGTGGCTCGTGCCGATCTTCGATGCGCTGCAAGACCCGCTTGTACGACGGGTTCACTTCCGAAAATCAGTCCAGATCGGCGGCACACTTGTCGCCGACGTCTGGCTCCCGTGGATCATCGCGAACGATCCCGGTCCGATTAGCTGGACGATGCAGACGGACGATATGGTCGAGCGGCACGCGAAGACCCGCTTGTGGCCGCTGCTGGAGCGATGCCGTCCGGTAGCCGCGATGCTGCCTAAGCCGGGACCGCACCGGACCACGACGGAGATTTTCTTCGGCGGGTTCTTCCTGACGTTGAACGCGGCGAACCTTTCGACCCAGCAGAGCCAGTCGATCCGGTACAAAATCAACGACGAATTGTGGCTTCCGCGCTGGCAGGAAATATACGGTCACGCCGTCGCGCGCGTGTCCAAGTTCGAGGAGGTCGGCAGGTCGAAGATATACAATGCGTCGCAAGCTCCGGTCATGGACGCCGAGACCGGCAACGTCGAGGACACGAGCTTTCGCAGCGGCGACCAAGGCGAGTGGCACGCGGAGTGTCCGGCCTGCCGGAAGTTGCACCCAGTTGCCTTCGAGCAGATCACCGAGGGAAATCAGCGGGCAGGCCTCGTTTGGGACCGCTCCGCGAAGCGTGATGACGATACTTGGGACGTTGCGCGCGTCGTCGAGACCGTGCGTTTCCGCTGCGTGCATTGCGGGCATGAGTCGCCGGACAACGATGCGACCCGCGCCGGCTGGGCGAAGACTGGCCGCTTCGTGCCGCAGAACCCGAAGGCGTCACGCGAGGTCCGCTCGTTCCGCATCGAGGCGATTGTCAGCCGTCCGATGCGCTTGCTCGCGGAGGAGTGGGCGCACGCCGAGAATACACTCGTGCGAACCGGCGACGAGTCAGCGAAGATCGAGTTTAGAACGAAGCGCGAGGCGCGACCGTGGGTCGTCGAGAAAAAGGTCGTCAATCTGTTCGCGGCAAAGAGCGGATATACCGTCGCAACCTATGCAGACGGATCGCCCATAGAAAACGAACGCCTGCGCGTGATGACAATAGACCGGCAGCTCGATCACTTTTGGGTCGAGGTCGGCGCGTTTCTCGATGGTCCAATATATCGGCAACTCTGGTTCGGTCGCGTTGAGACTCGCACCATGCTGCGCGAGATTCAGAGCCGCTATCGCGTGCCGTCATTCACCGTCGTGCAGGATCGCGGATATAAGCCTGCGGAAGTTGACCGCGACTGCGTCGAGTTTGGCTGGCGCGGAATGCGCGGCTATGCGCGAAAGTCGTGGACGATGCGCGACGAGGCCAGCGGCACGCTGCTCAATTATCCGTTCTCCGAGCCGCAAATCAGCGATTACGCTGGCGGCGACGCAAATTTCTACAACTGGTCCGGTGACTATTTCAAAGACCTGCTCGCGCTCGCACTAGAGGGAAAAGGCGAGTTGAAGTGGGAAATGCCAGACGACGTGAATCCGTTGTATATTGAGCATCTCAAAGGCGAGGTGAAAACCGAGATCCGTTCCGGCGTCTGGGAGTGGCGCGAGGTTCGCAGCAATGCGCCGAATCACGGCCTCGACACTTCGGCCATGATGCTTTGCGTCGCGACCATCGCTGGCGTGCTGCGGTACGTGCCCAAAACGGACGCGATGTAAGATTTTTACGCCATGCTCTAGGGCATGGCGATGGACAATCCATTTTTGGGCATCGACGCGGCTACGCTATCGACGCTCAAGACCGAGACGCTGGCGGCAATTCGCGCCTGCTTGCTCAACACGAGCTATAGCCTAAACGGCAAATCGGTCACGCGCGCCGATCTGGGAAGGCTCAATACAATGCTCGGCCAGATTCAGGCCGCGATTGACGATGCCAATGGAGTCACCGACACGGTGACTTTTGTCAGTTTCAACGGGAATTGATACCATCATGGACGCTACGTCTTTCGACTTTCAAAAGGTCATCCAGAATCGTCCTTGGTTCGAGCGTGCAATCGAGACCGTTGCGCCTGCCTATGCGCTGAAGCGTCTGGAAGCGCGCATCCAGCGCGAGATGTTTTCGTATAACGCGGCGATGACGGATCGTCTATACGCTCCGCGCCAATACGGACAGCCGAGCGAATCAACGCAGACGGTGCGCGACCGGATCGTGATGATGTGGGAGGCGCGCGACCTCGTTGAGAATTTCCCGCAAGCGCGCGAGATCACGCGCAAGTTTTCGCTCTATTGCACGCCGCAGGAGTTCTCGGCGATGACTGGTGACCGCGCGTACAATAACATCGTCAACGAATACTTTCACGACTGGTGCAAGCGCGCCGACGTGACTGGGCGGCACTCGTTCCGCAAGCTCGTGCAGATTGGGTGCGAGGAGCGTCCGGTTGACGGCGACTTCGGATTTGTTCTTCGTCGTCTCGACAAGGAGCTGAAGATCCAGATCGTTCCGGCGACTCGCATCGGCAATCCGAATGCGCTCACGGCGCAGCCTGCGAATTATTATCAAGGCGTGATCGTCGATGAGTTCGGTCGTCCGATTGCGTATCAAATATATCGCGTGACGCGGGACGGTGTATATTTCGATCCCGAGGAAATCCCGGCAGCGAATTTCTGTCACTTCTTCGATCCATTCCGCAGCGATCAATTCCGAGGCGTGTCCGACTTCCACGCCTGCGCGCGATCGGCTCGGATGCTGTATGGCATTCTTGAGGCCGAGAAGACCGGCGTGCGCTTCGCTGCGCAGCAGGCGGCACTTGTATTCTCGGACAAGGCGGCGGCGAATCCGCGCAATCTGTTCACACCAAATCCGTCGATCCAGTTGCCGAGCGGACAGGCGCAGAAAAATGAATTGTCCGAGATCGGCATGATTCGGTATTTCGGCACCGCTGATCGCATCGAGGTCATGCCCTCGCGTCCGTCGCAGGCGTTCGCCGGATTTGTGCAACACTTGATGCACGAGATCGCAATCGGCATCGGCATCCCGCAAGGCGTTCTGTTCGGCACGCAGGACTTCAAAGGTCCGAGCGTCCGCGCCGAGTTCGCTGCGGCGGATCGCGTGTTCGTGCGGCACCAAGGCGTGCTCGTGGACAAGGTGCTCGATCCGATCAAGAACGCGGTCATCCTCGACGCCATCGCGCGCGAGGAAATTCCGCCGCCGCCGCTACAGACTGGCGAGACTATGGTGCAAGCTCTCCGTCGTGCGACGCGCGGCGAATGGAGATTCCCGCCGAAGATCACCATTGATGTTGGCCGCGAGAGCGCGGCGAACATGAACGAGAACAGGCAAGGCGCGAAGTCATTGCAGGAGATCGCAGCCGAGCAAGGCACCGACGCTTTCGGTCGTCTTGAACAAATCGCGATGGAGGCGGCATACGTTAAGGAGCTGGCGCAGAAGTATGAGATCCCTGAGACGGCAATCCGACTTGTGACTAATTCGCTTCCGAGCACTCCAGCCGCTGCCGCTGCTGCTGGCGATCAGGTCGCAACGTCTGCCGCGCAAGCGCAGCAAGCCGCATCTCCCGGTCAGTCTGCCTCCACCGAGAACGTCGCCGAAGGTGCAACGCCCGACGCTCCGGTCGAGCAGGTCAACGCCTCGGCCGATCTGATCACGATTAACTTCGCGGAGGATTCATACGTGCCGAATGATCGCATGGCCGCGAACGCTCGCCGCGCGCTTGAGGTTCGCGCCAGCAAGCCACCGTCTCAGCGCGGCATGACTTCGGTCGGCCTCGCTCGCGCTCGTGATATACAAAACAAGAAGCCGCTTTCAGCCGATACGGTGCGCCGGATGAAGGCATACTTCGACCGGCACGAGATCGACAAGCAGGGTTCGACATGGAACGAGCAGGGCAAGGGCTGGCAGGCGTGGCAGGGCTGGGGCGGCGACGCTGGCCGCACTTGGGCGAACGCAATCGTCGAGCGGCTCAATAAAGCCGAGCGCAAGGAAGCCGCGTCAACCGAGCAGCAGCGCAGACTCGAATCCGCAGACGTCGTTGCGATCACGCTCGAACAGCGGCCAGCCGATCCGCACGCATGGCTCAATGCTGTCGAGCAATATCGCAAGGAGCTTTCGATCAAAGCAGCGACCGCGACCAATCCGATTCTCGACAAGCCGCTCGTGCAATTCGCCGAGCCGAAGAAGTTTGATCTGCCGACGCCATCCGCAGGCGAGACGCACGACGACTTCATGGCTCGCTGCATGGCCGATCCTGTAGCAACCGCAGAGTTTCCAGATGCCGCGCAACGGAGCGCGGTCTGTATGAAACAGCACGAAGGAAAACTTCAGAATAAGAACTGACGATGGACACGCTCACTCAAGTCGAACGGCTTATTGAACTGGCGATCATTCAGCGGTCGGAATTGCGCCGACTCGTGGAAGAGTTGCCGCAACTGAAGGCGCATCTCAGCGAGGAGATCGAGCGCACGTTCGAGGAAACGGAACCGCAACTGCGTGCCGAGCTGGAGGAATGGACGACGAAGCAGACTGCCGACAAGACTGCGGCACTCGGTGCTGCCCTTGAAGCGAAGATCGTGGAGCTTGCAAACAGCCTCGAACGCAGCACGCAGGCGAGATACAACGCGATCATCGCCGAGCGCGACGAGAACGCACGCCTTGCGTCTGCGGCAGAAAAGAAGATCGCCGAGCACGCGGCCAACCTTCCCGGCGCGGTGAAGGAAATCGTCACGGCAGAACTCGCTCGCTTCCCGCGTGCTGGTGAAATCGACAAGCTGCGCAAGGAATTCGCAGAACCGAAGACGCTGAACCCGCGCGGCAAGTGGCGTCCTGATGTTGTCTATAACAAGCTGGATTTCGTCACGATCAACGGTGATTCCTACGTGTCTGCGAAGGACGACAATCGCACGCGACCGACGCGCAGTTCGTCGGACTGGACTCTTGTCGCCGCGCGAGGAACCGGCGGTGGCGGTGGACCGACTTCAATCACCGACTTTCTGCCGACTCCTTCTGATGGCGAGCTTCTGATCGGAAACAACGGCTCGTACTCCGCTGCACCGCTGACCGCTGGCGTCGGCATCAACATCACTAGCGCGCCGGGATCAATCACCATTGACGCTTCTGGCGCGCAGGAAACGCTGACCGCAACGATCACGAACGCCGAATCCGTTGCGATCACTCGTGGTCAAGTCGTGTATGCGTTCGGCGCGTCTGGCAATAGAATGTCCGTCAAGCTGGCATCCAACTTGAGCGATGCCACCTCCGCGAAAACCATCGGCATTGTGAGCGACGATTCCATTTCTGCCGGTGGAGTCGGTCAGATCACCTGCATCGGCGTTGTAGACAAGCTAATGCTGGGCAGCTATAACGACGGTGATAGCGTATATCTCGGAGAAACTCCCGGTTCGTTCACCGCGGTCAGGCCTTTGTCGCCCAAGCATCTCGTGGATGTTGGCATCGTAGAGCGTGCCAACAACGGGAACGGCGAATTGTATGTTCGCATTCAGAACGGCTACGAACTCGACGAGCTTCACGACGTACAAATCAACGCGCCGAAACTGGCCGGTCAGGTCATCGTGTACGATGAAACTGACAACCTCTGGAAAAATGCTCGGCTCAATGCTGGCGCAGGCGTCTCGATCACGAACGGCGACGCCTCGATCACGGTTGCCGCTGACGTTGTAAGCGTCTTCGGAAGGACCGGCTCCGTCACCGCATCGAATGGCGACTATTCTGCCGCGCAGATCACGAACACGCCAGCAGGCAGCATCACCGCGACCGACATTCAAGCGGCGATCAACGAGCTAGACTTGGAGAAGCTCGCGAAGGCATCGAACCTGAGTGACCTTGCGGACGTATCGACGGCGCGGAACAATCTCGCACTCGGCTCCGCTGCGCTCGAAAGCACGACCTACTTCATCCAGACCGGACAAGCCGCAGGCGGCGACCTAACGGGCAATTATCCCAACCCTTCGTTGACGATCAGCGGAGTGATCGCAGGCAACTACGGTTCTGCATCGAGCGTGCCTTCAATCACGATTGATGCGAAGGGCCGCATCACTTCCGTCACCGCGCCAAACATTCAGATCATCGAATCGCAGGTCACCGGCCTGACGAGCGCGCTGGCCGGAAAGATTCCCACGACGGAGAAAGGCGCGGCCAATGGCGTCGCGACGCTTGATGCTGGCGGCAAGGTTCCGACGACGCAGTTGCCGGATTCCGTTCTCGGTCAGCTTTACTACGAGGGAACGTGGGACGCCTCGACGAACACGCCGACGCTCGTCAATCCTCCGAGCGCATCGACGCGCGGTGATTACTACATCACGAGCGCGGCTGGCTCGTTCGCCAGCATCACCTTCGACGTCGGCGACTGGATTGTGTCCAGCGGCTCCGACTGGCAGAAGGTGGATAACACCGACGCGGTCGCTTCCGTATTCGGTCGCAATGGAAACATTGTTGCGGCAAGCGGTGACTATACTGCCTCGCAGGTCACGAATGTTCCGGCTGGAGGTATCGTCGCGACGACGGTGCAGGCAGCGATTGATGAACTCGATACCGAGAAGCTCGCGAAGGCGAGCAACCTGTCGGATGTATTGTCGGCCTCGACCGCGCGTCTGAATCTCGGTATCGGAACGATGGGCGTGCAGGACGCGAACAGCGTCGCGATCACGGGCGGCTCGATCAACGGCACGACGGTGGGCGCATCGTCGCCGAATACCGGAGCTTTCACGAGTCTGTCGAGCAGCAGCACGACGACGCTGAACGGCACGACGATTCCGGCGTCCTCGACTCTGCTCACCAGCGGCGGCGCGCTCGGCACGCCGTCGAGCGGCACGGTCACGAACCTGACCGGCACCGCCTCGATCAATATCAATGGCAAGGTGGGCGAGACGACGCCGAGCACGGGTGCATTCACGACGCTGAGTGCGACGACAAGTGCGCTTGTTTCGAATAACGGAGATACCGCATCGGCAAATTATCCTTCGGCCAATACACGCATGGGCGGGTCATTCGATGGTCAGAACATCATGACGATGCTGTCCTATGGATCGAATACGGGAATCGTGCAGGGTGTAGCAGGTGGAACGAAAGCATCTCCAACGCAGACTACGTCTGGAAGTGCGCTGATGATCCTTGGAGGATACGGCTACAATACAACCAACGGTTGGGGTGGCGGCTCAGCGACTTCAAATGCACGCATCGTTTTTGCGGCGACGGAGGATCATACTAACACCGCGCAGGGTACGAAAATCTCGTTTGATGTAACGCCGAATACAACGGCTTCACGCATCACCGCGATGACGCTTGATCAGAGCGGCAACGTCGGCATCGGCACGACGAGTCCCGGTCAGAAACTCCAAGTCAACGGCGATATCAAAATTCGTTCGGCAACGGCTGGCGTTCTTCGCTGGTCGAACGATGACAGCCAGACTTTTGCGTTCGCGCAGTATGATGACTCAACCGGGAAGATGAGTCTCGGCACTCCGAGCGGTCGTAGCTACGAAACCGAAATACACTACAACGGTGCCGTTCACTTTTCGGCATCGGCTGGAGGCTTGAAAGTTGCGAGCGGAAAAGATCTCCAACTCGGCAACGCCTACGTCGCTGGCGCACCCACGGCCACCGGCTACGTGGTCATCAAGGACTCGACCGGCACCTCCTACAAGATTCCCGCTGTCGCTGTATAATTTCTCATGACCCAATCCGAAATCACACCCGTTCAAGCTCTCGAAAATCTCGCCGCCGCCGCCGCCCAGTTTCGCGGCACTCGCGCCGATCACGAAATCCTCGAACGCTGCGTGCGCGTTCTCGCCGCGATTGTGCAGCCGCCGCAGGTTGAGAAGAAAGCCGAATGAGTCTGCTTTCATTCCTCGCCTCTGCCGCTGGCGGGACATTGCTCGGCGGCGCAACTCAGTTCCTCGGCTCGCTCGTTGGCGAGGCGAAGGAGTGGAGCGCAAGCAAGCGACGCATCGCCGAGATCGCCGCGCTGAAGGAAAAGCAGATTGCGGTCGCCGAGGTCGAGGCATTCGCGAAAGCGGTCGAAGGCACGAACAGCACGACATATTCGCTGCCGCCCAACGCCGCTTCGTGGATGCACGGCCTGATGACCATCGCCGCCTTTTGCACGCAGATGGTGCGACCGTGTATGGTGGCTGGCGCGTGCTTGTATATCTGGACGCGACCGAATGAGGAGCTGGCCGGACTGCATGGTGAGATTCTGACCGTGTCTTTCGCGTGCATATATTTCTGGCTCGGCGTCCGCCATCAACTTTCCAAGAGCAAATGAACAGCCCTCGACCAATGGATTTTCTCGTAGCGTCCCTGCCTACGGTATCGGCAACAATCATCGCGCAGGCAAATCAGGTCGTCGGCCTGATCGGATCGCTGCTCGGCATCGCATATCTGCTCTGGCGATGGAAGCGCGAATGGAGCGGAAAAAAGCATGACTGACTGGAACACGTTACACCGCGACGAGACGCGGAAGCTATACGAGTCGGAGATTGCCGGTCTGAAGAAGGAGCTTCAGGTCGCGAGGACTGCTCTCGATAACGCGACCAAGGCACGCAAGACGAAGTTGCCTGCGCCAGCCGCAACACGTCGCAGGATCGGAGGCGACATTGTGCGCGTCGTGATTCCCGACACGCATGGATGCTTGATAGACAAGTCCGCGATCTCGGCGATGCTGTCGGATATAAAGCTACTCGATCCGCAGGAAATTATCCTGCTGGGCGATCACGTAGACTGCGGCGGGTTCCTCGCGCAGCATCACGTCATGGGCTATGTCGCCGAAACAGACTATACGTACGAGGAAGATCTTGCCGCAGCTAAGACGTTCCTAGATGCGCTCCAAGCCGCAGCACCGAGGGCAAAAGTCGAATACCTCGAAGGCAATCACGAGAGGCGCGTCGAGACGTGGTGCGTGACACAAGTTCTGCGTCACAAGAAGGACGCCGAAGGCTTGCGACGATTGCTTGCACCGGAGTTTCGTCTTGGCCTGAAGGAGCGCGGCATCTCGTATTATCGACAAGGCGAATTCTATGACGAGCTTCCGGTTCCCGGCGTCATCAAGCGCGGCAAGTGTTTTTTCTTTCACGGTGTTTCAACCGCGAAGAACGCAGTCGGCGCAACGGTGGACAAGATCGGCGGCAACTGTGTATTCGGTCACACGCATCGAGCGCAGAGCAATATCGTGCGGCGCATTTCCAGCGGCATCGTCGGCGCATGGAATCCCGGTTGCCTCTGTCAGCTTCAACCTCTTTGGCAGCATACCGCACCGACCGACTGGTCGCATGGCTATGCGGTGCAGCTCGTAGCCGCAAGCGGAGCGTTCCTGCATCTCAATATACCAATCATCGACGGCGAGTCGCACTTCGCCGCGCTGCTCAAGCTATGAACTGGAAACAGCTAGTCGAAGCGCAGAACCGCAAGACATATATACTGCCTCCCGGCTGGGATTCTCGCGACAAAATTGCGGAGCAACTTGATTGCAGCGTGGACAACGTGCGCGTGCTTCTCGGTCCTGCATTGCGAGCGAAGACAATCGAGGTCGGGCAATTCCCGGTATGGGATGATGTAACGAAAAAGGTTGTCCGCATTACTGCTTATAGAAAGCGACCGACTATAGAGTCGGGAAAGGCAAAGTGATTTGACGAATCCGCATTTTACAATGGCTGCTCCGACTATCACTTTTGCCGTCTCGTCCGGTCGCGTTGATCGCGAGGCTGGCATCATTCGTGGCGTCTCTCTCATCTCCGAGGGACCGGCACTCGGTCATGGCGTGCAGATTGATTCCAGAACGCTTGAACAGGTGAAGGAAGCCGCGTCGCAATATGAAGGCGGACTCAAGGTGAAGCTCGATCATTCTGGTGGTGCCGGTGATATCATCGGCTTCGTCGAGAATCTGCGTATTGAGGGCAGCAAGTTACTCGGCGACCTCAACCTGTTGGAGAAGTCGCCGCATCGCGATTACGTATTGGAGATCGCAGAGAAGATTCCCGACACGTTCGGACTCTCTATTGCGTTCTCTGGTCCGACAGAACTAGCGAGCGACAAGCGCACGGTTCTTCAACGCTGCTCTGAGATTTATTCCGTCGATCTGGTTTCCGAGCCTGCGGCGAATCGTGACGGATTGTTCTCGCGTATACTCTCCAAGTTTAACGACGCCAATGGCGTCTCAATCGAAATCGAACCCAATCCCGAAATGAACGATGACATGAAACAAGCCGTCGAGCAGATGATCCAGTCTGCGATGATGGCTTATGGCGAGCGTCTCTCGAAGCTCGAAGCGATGCTGCCAAAGGAAGAGGAAAAGGAAGTCGCGATGAGCGCGCAGACCGATGCCGTCAAGCTCGCCGCCAACGAAGCCGCAATCGCTGCGGTGAAGGAGTTCTCGAAGACTATCGGTGCGCCTGCCGCTCCGGTTGTTTCGTCCGAGGCCGCTGCGCCGAAGACTGAGACGAAGACCTTCGAGGCCGTCGTTGCCGAGAAGACTGCCGAGCTGAAAGGCGACAAGGCGGCGGCGATCACGTTCTGCATCAAGAACAATTCCGACCTTTACGTAGCCTACCGCTCGCGCGTGCAGGCTGGCGAGAAGATCAAACTCTAAAACCAACTAAACATGGCTACCAACTATATCGGCACGGGAACCCTCCTTGCCAACACCACCGTCACCGCCTTTTACGGCGTTGTGCTTTCCAGCAATCGCGGCGTCGGGCTTTCGAGCGCGACCGACTGCGACGGCTTCGCGCAGATCGACGCGGCTTCCGGCGACTACGTCACGGTCGCGTTCTTGACCAACTTCGGCACCCAGAAGGGCGTTGTCACCGCTGCTCCGGTGACGGTCGGTGACACGCTGTATCTCGGCGCGTCCGGCCTCGTCTCCACGACCGGGACGATCACCATCGGCAAGTCGCTCACGACGACTTCCAGCAACGGTGCCGTCATCGAGTTCATTCCGAAGAATCTCTAACAATTAACTAAAGGACTTCTACCATGTATACGAATGCAGCCGCAGTCTTTCGCGGCGATATCGCTGGTGTGCTTGAGCAGGCTAAGGACTGGGAATCCGGTCTGGTTGCCACTCGCGTGATGCCGGTTCTCCCGGTGCCGGTTCGCGCCGGCCAGTATCCCTCGTTCCTCCTGAAGGAAGGTCAGCTCCTGAAGAACGAGATCAAGCAGCGTGCGCCGAACTCCGCGTATCCGCGCGCGACGCAGGCTTACAATCAGGAGACGTACATCGCGCAAGAATACGGCGTTGAAATGGGCGTTGACGATACCGTCGCGCTCGATGTTTCGCGCTTCTTCGATGCCGAAGTCGTTGCCGCCAAGCTCGCGCAGCGGAAGCTCCTGCTCGGTCACGAAATCCGCGTCGCTGGCAAAATCTTCGACGCTGGTACGTTCACGAGCACGAATTCCGGCACGGCCTACACGACGGGCAATCTAGCCTCGTTCGACGTTGGTGCCGACGTGCAGGAGGCGATTGATCGCCTGCTCGCGAAGGGTGAGAGCGTCAGCAATCTGCGCGTTGTCATGAGCGCGCCGGTCTGGACTCGTATCCGCGCCAGCACGAAATTCCAGAACCGCCTTCGCGGTGCCGGTCTTTCGAGCGACACGATCCTCAACGCGAGCACGCAGGCCGCTGCCGAAGTCTTCGGCGTCGCCGAGGTGCTCATCGGTCGCGCCAGCTACGATACCGCGCCGGAAGGCGTGGCGTTCTCTAGCTCGCAGGTCTGGTCCAACACGTACATCTGGGTCGGCAATGTCACCGAGGCTTCTTCCGGCTTCTTCGGTGGCGGCGCGGGCTTCACGCTCAACTGGAGCGAGTACGGTCCTGCGGTCGGCGTGTTCACCTATCGCGACGAGAGTGTGAAGTCGAACATCGTTCGCGCTTCGCAGTTCGTCGCCGAGAAGGTTGTGAACAGCAACGCGGGCCAGCTTATCGCGACGCAATACTCGTAACCTTTTTGTAGGGTTCATGGGGAAGCCGCTCTCGTAACTGGGAGCGGCTTTTTTGACGCCTAGTGCAGAGCCATGCGCTTTTCGCTTTGCGTGATATGCGGCAACGAGTCGCACCACATAGGCCAGATGCTCGCAGCATTTGCTCCTGCGTTCGACGAGCTTTCGCTCGTGCGCGCAATCGGCAAGCGTGTGCCTGACGCGACAAAGGAGATCGCCGAGGAGTGGTGCCGGTCGAACGGCAAGGCGTTTGTTTTCTCCGAGTATATTAACGAGCCGACCGCACGCGATTGGGATCACGTTGATTCATTCGCTCGTGCTCGCAATGCCGCATTCAAGCAGGCCAAAAGCGAATGGCTTTTCTGGGCCGACTGCGACGACGTGGTGCGCGGTGCCGAGAATCTACGTCGCACGCTGGAGCAAGTCCCGGCAGATGTGCAAATGGTGCGCTTCTCGTATGACGTCAAAGGATCGAACAAGTGCTTGTTCCGCGAGCGAGCGATTCGCCGAGACGCTTTCCACTCCGGTCGAGTCTGGCATCACGACGTACACGAGAACCTGCTGATTCTCGCTGGCGACAAGCATCTCGATCTCGGCGACGTTGTCTGGGTTCACGCACCAAAAGAAATCAAGCAGGAGAACCGGAGGCGCAATCTCCGCATCCTCGCAAACTCGGTTCGCGAATGCGCGACGCAGTATTTCTATATTCATCAGGAGCATTACTGTAATCAGAACCGCGAAGCCGCGCTGGAGTTTGGTCGCCTCGCGTTGCAGTTCCCGAATCTTCAACCGGCGTTCCGATACGAGGCGTTGCTGAATTGCGCTCGTCTGACTAATTCCAGCCGCGAAGCGAAGTCTCTTTTGCTCGAAGCGCACGGCGTTTTCCCGTGGTGCCGAGAGGCATTCGCCGGTCTTGTGCTGCACGCCTTCGAACAGAAAGACTATTCGATGGCTGTATACTGGGCGCATCGCATGACGGAATTGCGCGAGCCATTGAGCGACAAGCGACCGTGGACGCACGAGGCGAAGTGGTACGGCTGGGCCGGATACGATCTTGCCGCTCGCGCATTCCGAGCCGAAGGCAACAAGGCGATGGCGGCGGTTCTTCAGGCTCAATACTATCTCGGCAAGACTCCGAAGATTTCGCTCCTGCACGCAACGCGAGGTCGCTCCTCAATGGCGGTTTCAACGCGGGATATGTGGCTGAATGCGGCCAGCGATCCGACGCGCGTTGAGCATATCTTCGCGGTCGATGAGGACGATGCCGTCAGCGTTGAGATGGCGAAGCAGTTCATCTCCGTCACTTCGTCGGACAAGTCGTGCGTCGCAGCGTGGAATCTTGCTGCGGCATCTGCGCGCGGAGAAATCCTCGTACAACTCTCGGACGATTGGGTGCCATGCGCCGGATGGGATGAGAAGCTGCTCGATCTCGTGAGGGATCGCGACGCTCATTCCGAGCCATTCGTGATCGCGCCGAGCGATGGAAGCCGGAAGGACGACTTGCTCTGCATGGCGATCTTGTCGCGTGCTCGCTACGAGCAGCAAGGACACTTGTTCTTTCCTGAGTATGAGTCTGTATTCAGCGACAACGAATTCTCTCACCGAGCATGGCGCGACGGCATCGTGATCGACGCGAGAGATCGCCTGCGCTTCGATCACCGGCATCCGGCTTTCGGCAAGGCGAACATGGACAAGACATATTCGCACACGAATTCCCGCGAGCGATACGTGCGCGGCGAGGCGCTCTTCAAGTCACGCAACCCAGACGCGAAATGAACGTTCCCGAGCATTATCAAATCGACGCGAAGACAGGCGCGCTCCGGTCGAGGGATCGTCGCGTGACTGCGGTTTACGATCACGCCTACGTAGCACGATATGAAAACTATCCACAGCGTGAATTGTCGGCGATCAGAGCGAAGCTAGTGCATCGCTTTTCCGAATTTGCGATCAATGTTTGCGACGTAGGCTGCGGCACAGGTGCTTTCCTCGAAGAGATGAAACGCACGCAGCCGGGAATCGTTTGCTGCGGTCACGACGTTTCTCCTTATCCGCTTCCGTCTTTCATCAATCGAGTCGGCGCAGACTGGCACGAGTTGCAATGGGACACGGTAACGTTCTTCGACAGTCTTGAGCACTTCGATTCGCTCGACTTCGTTGAGCATCTGCGCGCTCGTGCGGTGATCGTATCGCTGCCGTGGTATCATCCTTACATGGGAGCGAAATGGTTCGCTCGATGGAAACATCGCAGGCCGGGAGAACATCTCTGGCACTTCACGCCGGGAAGCCTGACGAGACTATTCGCGCAGGCTGGATTCCGTCCGGTCTATGTCGGCAATCCCGAAGATGAAGTGCGCAAGCCGGATGCAGATTCCTGCGCTCCAAACATTCTGACAATGGCATTTCGCCGATGAAAATCTGCCTCGTATACAGTCAGCGACTCGGAGACATCATCCGCATCCTGCCGATTGCGCGTCATCTCGCGGCTCAAGGTCACGAGGTTTACGTCGAGTGCTTGCCGCAATACGTCGGAGTTTTCGGTGCCGTTTCCTACGTGCGACCGTCGCTTAGGGAATTGCGCGAATCGGAAGGCTTCGGCAGAGTCATCGACCTCGAAATCTGGCCGCATCGCTATGACGAGTTCAGACGCAGCGGAAAATCGTGGGAGGATTTCGTGTTCGGAATTCATTCTGAGTTCTCGAACATCCATCGCAAACCGCACTTCGATTTGATCGACGAAAACGACGGCCTCGAAAGCTACGGAGTTTCCCGCGAGGTGTGCATTTTTTCTCCATTCGGCTACTCTCAGGCGAGGCACTATAGGTTCTCCGATCTGCTCGCCGAATGCCGCAGGCTCGCTTCCAAGCCAATCGTGACGCTTGCCGATCCGGCGCAGGCAAAGCATCTCATCGAAATTGGTTTTCCGAAAAACGAAATCCTGCGCGCTCGATCTCAGGCAGACTTGCCGCGCCTGCTGCGTGACGCTGCGGAGGTCTTCACGATAAATTCCGCGCCATGCATCATCGCTGGTGCCGTCCGGCCTTGGTTCTGGCACGTCTTGTCCGGTTGTGCGCAGGATGACCACTACAGCGCAGCGTCGCGCGTTGTGACACTCGGCACTTAGGTATGGCTGTAAAAGATTTCAACATTGAAAGATTGGCAATAGATGCCCTCGCGATTGGTGGCCCAGATGGGCAGGCGAGCGAACCCTTCCTTTCTTCTAGTGTTACTTATTACGGAGTTTTCAACCAACTTAGTCGCGGAATCATTATGGAAGCATCCGGCTTCGTGGATGATCGCAGCATTTCTCTTTGTATTCCTAGAGCATCTATGACGGTTGGCTTTGAACCGAATACATTCATCTATCGCGTTTTCGATTCGACGACATATCAGATCATAACTATGAACGCAGATGAACAATGGCATGACTACGCTTTGCGTAGGCCACTAGCATGAAAATAAGCATCTCATTTGAGATTGCGAAAGTGCAATACCGAGCCGCGATAAACTCTTTTGTGTATCAGCTCGGTGCAGATGGCACAAAGCTGTTGAAGGAAGAAATGCGGCTGCTCTTACGTGACATCATGCGATTCACTCCACCAAAGACACGCAAACAGGGTGAAGATGCAATTTCTGGCGATTTATATCGAGCTGCCTTTCCATTGCGGCCAGAGAAAATCAAATGGAAAAGGATGAAAGAATTGGTTTTGAGTAGAGATATAAACGCAATTCGCGAATTGTGGATGAAGCAAAGAAAGGGATTCTTTGCATATCGCCGACTTTTGCTATCAGTTGCGGAAATAAAGGAAAACCATAAGAGACATAGAACGCGATATGGGAGAGTCAGGAGCGATAAAAACAGAATGGCATTTGCTGACCATTGGGACACTTATACTAAAACCGTGCAGTCATTTGTTGGCTTTGCTAGAGCTGGATGGTCAGCCGCTGCAAATGCAGTAGGATTAAAACTTCCTAAATGGGTTAGTCGTCATTCCGGTAAGGCCGGCAGTGGCTATAGGCCACCTAGACCAGATAGGCTCGAAATTGAAGCGATCAACAGATCGTCTAAAATTCCGAATTACGAATTTAATGTAGTTAGTGCCGCAACAAAAATGCGCGCAGTATCAATGCAAAAAGAATTGCAGAGGATTGTTGCTGGTGGAAAAAGCAGACGCGGATCGCTTGCAGCAACTATTCACGGTCAACCCGCAGACTAAATATGTCAACGCTAGCAGACCTCTGGAACGAAGAAGAGAATTGGGTTGCATCGGTCGTTGCCGTCTTGGCGGCTGGCGGAACAAGCGTTCCTACCGCTAACATCCTTCCGGCCCAATCTGTCTCGTATTTCACGACTCCACGTATTGAGGTTGACGTTGAAGAAGTGGGACAGGCTTCGGATCAAATGGCTTATGCCGACGATGAGTGGTATTTTTCTCATCGTTATGCTTCACTGCGTATTGATGTTGTAACGAATCGCGTCTCTGAAACATACCAAGATCACGGTGAAATTCGTGGTCGCGTTCGCTATTTGATGTCGCGTCAAGCGCAGTTGCTAACTGCGCCTGCGGTCACATGGTATCAAACATTGGACGTTAATGAAACAGGAACATCAACAGGCGTACGCGATCCTGAGCAAAACAGGGAAGATATCACATCCTTTCGTTACAGAATCGAATATGGGATTCTTCCGGCAGTAGTTCCGACAGTTTGACATATTCGTTTCTTTTGAACCTCTCACATTATGGCGATTCCTTATCTCTACCCATCCAACTTCCCATACGGAAGTCGCGTTGTTACTTTCACCTTTAGTGCTGGTGGCACTGGTGCTGCAATTCTCGAAGCGTTTGAATTCAGCGAACCAACCGCTGAAATTTCTCGTCAAAATGAGCTTGGAGCACCGAATGGATTTGTGCTCATTGCAGAGCCTCGAACCGCTACTGCCACGGCGCAGTTGGCTACTAGCTCGACCACTTATGTTTCTCGTGGTGATTATCTGAACACGACGATCAAAAATGGCACGAGCATCACCTTCGTTGTAACGAATGCTTCGAATCCTGAAGGTCCGCGAGAAGCCAAGAAGCAGACCCTGACGCTTCGCGAGGAAATCTAACAGCCTGAGGTTGCTTGTGCGGCTTGTGTTGCACCAGCAGTCAGCCAATGACGCCTCATGGATCCACAAAAATTATGGGCGGAAAAATACGCGGCTCGCTTTGCTGAAGAACGGCAGAAGGAGGAAAGCCGACGCGAGCAGGCTTTTCTCGATCTGCCACACGTAGTATGCGGCGAGCCTTTGCGTGCGATGACGCCGCGTGATCTACTGCTGCTGAACGGAGTAAATTCTCCGTTCGTGTGTCCTATCGAGCCTAAGCCAGAGGACGTTTTAGTTTTCTTTTGGTTGCTACACGTAGAGAACGACAAAACGCAATCTTGGCGAACGCTACGAAAGCGTGATAAAATGATTCGTAGGCTAGCTCCTCAACCATATGAGACACTTGTTGGCTCTTGTATGAATTACGTTGAGGAAATTTTTATGGATGCTGGCACAAATGGAAGTGGAGGTAATTCCGAGCGTAGGCCACTTGGCACGTGTTTCTTGGCTCCACTAATTATCAATATCGCATTAGAGACAAGCTGGAGTCAGCAGGATATTCTCGGGACACCACTTCCCAGATTATTTCAATATATGAAAGCGATTCGGGCGCGTAAGGATGGTAAAGAATTTGTTGATCACTCGCCCAGCGATCTTCTGACAAGTGAGTTTCTAAAAGAACTAAGCTGCCCTGTGGTGGCGGCATAAAGTCATGGCATTTCTTGCAGAAGTACGAGCGCGACTCGGTTTAGATACAGAAGAGTTCCGGCGCAAGCTGACGCAAACGCAGGCCGAAGTCGGCACTGCGGCAAAAGACATGGGCAACAAGCTGAAGGGCAGCTTTGGTGTCGGTGGAGTATTTAAAGGATTTTTGCTAGGTTTAGGAATAAACACGGTTCAATCGGTCGTCGATAAGTTGGTTTCTGGATTTCGTGAAGCCGCAGAGCAGGCCCAAAAAATCGCCAACCTTACGGAAACGACGGCCGATATCTACGAGCGCATTTTTGCCGGTCGCAGAACGGACGAGCAGAATCTGGCGTTGAATCAGCAGAAGCAGGCTAGAACGCTGCGCGAAATTGAGGATACGCGCGCCAAGACTGAGAAGCGAGTGACCATGATTTCAACTGGCGTTGGCGGCGTTTCGGAGGTCACGGAAGAGAAGGTAACCAAAGAAGACGATCCATTGAAGCGCGCGGAGCTTGAGCAGCAGCTTGCCAAGCTGGCCGAAGAAGAAGCCAAGCTGAAGGAAAGGATCGCGAATAAAGCTGAAATCGCTGCTAAGACCGAACTCGACAACGCCGAAAAGGTTTATGCCGCCGAGCAGCGGATGGGAGAGCTAGAGGCCGCGAACAAAGCCAAGCAGCAAACGACGCTTGAGCAGATCGCAACTACGGAGGAGGAGATTAGAAACTTGCGTACTACCATTGCGCTTTCAGGCGACGCCGATTTTTCGCGCCGGATCAGGTTGAAGGAGCTGGAAGGCTCGCTGCTCGACTTGCAAAAGAAGCAGACCGACGAACTGGAAAAGCAGAACAAGGAGCGAGACGAAGCGGAAAAGAAATTGCGCGATGCATACTCAGATGCGTCAAAGGCGAGACTTGAAGAAGGAGAGGCAAAGCGCGAACGGTCAGCACTAACACTTGAAGAGGTAGCATCTGGAGCTTCCGAGAGTAGCCAGACGCAAAGAGCACGCGCGAGACGGGTTATGATGCTGGAAGCACGAGCAAAGCGTCAACGCGCACAAGGTTTCGAGGCAGAAGCTCTAAAGACGACTGATCAGGCTCTTGAGCTTAGGAAGCGAATCACTGGACTAAAATCGGCGGAATCTGATCCGCTGAAGTCAATGTCACAGGCAATCGACAAGAGTGAGCAGCACCTTAAAGACATTCGAGGATTTCTAGCACCGTCAGGCGCGAAGAGCGGCGGCGGAAAATCTGGCGAGGCTAAAAAATGAGCGTCACCTATTTCACCAAGGCGGGCCAAACGGCATTTAACGTTGCGACTACGGTTGGGCTTCCCGTGTGGCAACCCGTATTGCCGACGCCGAATGACAAAGTGCTTTTCCGGCAACCTTTCATGCAGACAGCGGCAAGCTACACGCCGCTTGCGCTGGATGCGGTTTACCCAGCTCAAGGCCAATACGGCGTTCCGTCTTCGCCGACTTACTATCTTGTTGCTGAAGAAAATTTCACGGACGTAAGCGGAGGAATCTTGTCATGGGATCGCGTTTACGCGCGCGTTCCGCAGTCGTGGGATGATCCGGAGGAGTTTGTGTTTACGTTCCCGGCCTATCTAGAAAGCGCAACGGCCGGGTCAAACTACGCTATCAGCAGCATCACGACTACGGGCGACAACATCGCCGTTTACTCGTCGCTTCCGTTCTCGACGGGTGACGAGGTTTACATTGCGGCCAACTACGTTCGCGAATCTGAGACGTACTACATCGGCCAGTTCATCAAGACGGTCGGCGGCACGGATGAATCATTTGCGGTGGTTTCAGACATTTTCTTCGGCTCTGGCGCGTTCACGTCCGTCACTGGCACGATCACCAAGCGGGCCAAGTATCGCGCGCTTCCGGTGACGAAGGTGGTAGGCTCGCGCATCGTGAACGACTACGCGCTGACCTCGCCGACCGGGATAAATACCGCGCTGCCGATCATGGCGAAGTTTACGCCCATCGACGCCACGGGTGCCGAAACGGAATTCCTGACCACGGCCACGCAACCCGTTTCGGCAACGTATGCGCAGATGGTCGAGGACTCAGTTTTGATTACAGCGGCCGATTCGGTGTTACGCCGCTTCTATGGCAACATCTATGTACGTTCAACGCGCATGGTGACAGCTTCCTGATATTATATGCCCGACTCATCGCTCAAGATTGATTCACTGCCTGCCGCGTTTGCCAGCGTCGGCACGGCACACAATGCGCTTGTCGATCTCATCAAGAACGCCGAGGGCGCAGGCGGAATCACCGTTTACGCGAGCGACGGCAAACTGCTGATTGATGGGTCGGGCGTCAGTGTTACCGGAGGACAAGCGGCCTCTCTAGTATTCGACGATGGAAATGTTCTGATAACAATAGATGCTGATGGAGTAAAAGTTTTGAATCAGGTTTCTTCTGATTATATCCAACTCCATAATGATGCTAGCTTAGAAATTTCGGATCATAGTTCTGGAAATTTCTTGGTGATTCAGCCCTCAGATATGTTTTACGGTAATTACGCCATGCGTGAGTATTCTGTCTGCTCTAACGGAACTCCTGCAACTGCTCGTTTTTTATCGAGCACAACGTATTAACAAGCAGCGCGAAGTCGGATGGGAACCACATCTAGTTTTTTGCATATTGGAAATTGGCCGGAAGCCTTTTGTGGAATGACTGATTCAGCTAGTGGTTTCAATTATATAGATAACCTCAATGAGTCAGACGTAATGGCGTTCGCATGGAGCACAGAAACCATGACGATCACGACGGCCGGAACGATTAGCAATGGTACGTCAACCGCGAATATAGCCAACACCCTTACATTTGATCCATCTGGAATCAATGCCACTTTATATGATGAAGGTGGAGCAAGCGGAATGTGGTGTCCAACGACAACTCTTTGGATCGCATGGGATTCTTTTCCTCCTAACAAGATTCCGCGAGAGCGAGTGTGTGCGCCTGAGCTAGTAAGCGGACAGGTAGGAAACATCTTTGCTGTGGAAGGTCGAGATTCAGGTGATCCATCAACTAGTTTTTTCGGATTATTTTTTTATGTTGGCCCAGACCCTATAAACCTTGGAAAATTCAAACTATACTTTGGGTTATCATTCAACGTTTATGCCTCTGCTGGTGTAAATGATTACGTGGGCATTTATTTTAACGACAATGACTTTGGCGGTTCATTCGCCAATGGTACTGTTACCCTCGGCGGGTTTGTTTTTCCGTGGTACGCATACATTTACGGTACTGGCACTCCCGCTGTCGGCACCACTCCGAGCCTAACCGGCAGCACGAGCAACTACACGTACGTCTGACCGCGCATTTTTCTCTCCGCGCAATCTGCGCGATTCCAAGCACTTACAAAAGTGCGGGAAAACTTTTGCGCTTTTTGCTTTCCATCCACGGGCGGATCGGGTTGAGTCGTTGTGTCGGAGGCAATGAGGCCCGAGACGAAACAACGACACATGAACATAAAAATCAGCAAAGCCAACGAGCCGCGCATCGTCGCCGCGCTCGCGAACGTCAACGGTCGCGCCACCGCCCACACGGCGAGTTGCGCGGACATTTTCCGCGCTGCCGAGGATGCCGAGCAGAAGCTCGCATCTCTCGGTCTTACGAAGGCCCAGCGGGCGGGCGCACGGTGCGTCTTTGCCTCTGGCGGCACGGTGCCGCAGTCCTACAAATACAAGAGGGTCGTCAACCGCGTGACTCTCGTCCGCTCGACGAGCGGCTGGTCTCTCGCGGAGATCGTCCTCTGCGAGGTATGGCCGAGCACGCGCGGCGGGATCACGATCTCGCTCACGCCAGCGCAGGACGCTCTCGCCATCGTCAAGCTCCGCGACGGCTACGCGGTGCAGAAGGAGGTGGCGTCGTGACCTGCCTCGATATCGACGCCCTGAAAATCAAGGCAACTGCCATCCCGCGCGCCGGGAACCTTGTTGCCGTAGACGCCTGCACCGCTGACGGGCGGAGGTTGAGCGTCGTCTGGGATCGTGACGGCACCGGCTACCCGGTGCTGGACCAGCTCGACGACGCCGAGTCGGACCTCGTCTGGACTTCGGTCGAACTGCAAATGCTCGAAAGCAAGCTCTGGTCATGATCCGCCTCGCTCTCCTCCTCGCGCTCTGCGCGACAGCGCACGCCGCGCCGCCGGAAGCATTCTGGCGCGCTCTCCACGTAGTCGAAACCGGCGGCCGTCGAGGCGCAATCCTCGGCGATGGTGGCAAGGCTCTTGGACCGCTCCAGATCCACCGCGCATATCACGCAGACTCGCGCGTCGCTGGCGACTACTCGCGCTGCGCTGACCTCGCTTACTCGCGCCGCGTGGCCGAGGCTTATCTCAAGCGATACGCGCCGAAGGCGTGGGCCGCAGGCGACGTAGAGACGCTGGCGCGTGTTCACAACGGCGGTCCGGCCGGCGCGCGAAAGGCCGCGACACTGGCTTACGCGGCCAAGGTCAAGCGGGCGATGGGAGGTGCGCGGTGAATTACGAGACTTTCCTCGACGCCAAGCGGCACGTCGGAGCTAGGCACGGGTTCGAGCCTACCTTCATACCGTCCAAATTATTCGAATTTCAGCGGGCGCTTGTCTCGTGGTCAGTCGAGCGCGGCCGGTCCGCTATCTTCGCTGACTGCGGGCTGGGTAAGACAGCGATCCAGTTAACCTTTGCCGAAAATGTCGTGCGGCATACGAACCGTCCGGTCCTTGTGCTGACTCCGCTCGCCGTGGCGCGGCAAGCTGTCGAGGAGGGCGAGAAGTTCGGCATCGATTGCGTGCGGTCCTCGGATGGCAAGTTCCCGCTAGGCGCGCGCGTGGTCGTTACCAACTACCAACGCCTTCACCACTTCGACCGGACGCAATTCGCGGGCGTCGTCTGCGACGAGTCATCGATCCTCAAGAACTTTGACGGGATGACGAAGGCCGCGGTGACGGACTTCGCGCGTAAAATTCCCTACCGACTGCTCTGCACCGCGACCGCCGCTCCCAACGATTACATCGAGCTCGGCACGTCGAGCGAGGCGCTTGGCGAGATGGGCTTTTCAGATATGCTCGGACGCTTTTTTAAGAAGCAAGGGCCGACTACGTCGCGATCCGACGAGCACCGCGCTGGAGTCTGGCGCTTTCGCGGCCATGCCGAGAAGGAGTTCTGGCGCTGGGTCTGCTCGTGGGCGCGAGCCGTTCGCAGGCCGAGCGATATTGGTTGCGATGACGGACCGTTTAAGCTGCCGAAGCTCATCACGCGCGAACACGTCGTGGTTGCGCGGAGCCAGCGCGACGGGATGCTGTTCGACTTGCCAGCGATGACGCTCGCAGAGCAACGCGAGGAGCGTCGCCGCACGCTGGCCGAGCGATGCGAACTAGTCGCCAATCTTGTCGGCAATACCGGCAAGCCTGCGGTCGTCTGGTGTCATCTTAATGACGAGGGCAAGGCTCTCTCAAAGCTGATCCGAGACGCAGCCGAGGTATCCGGCGACGACGAGGACGACAAGAAGGAGGAGACGTTTGAGGCGTTCGCGAATGGCGAGTTGCGCGTGCTGATCACTAAGCCGCAAATCGCGGGCTTTGGGCTAAACTGGCAGCATTGCGCGCATCAGACCTTTTTCCCATCCCACTCCTTCGAGCAATGGTACCAAGCCGTCCGCCGATGCTGGCGCTTCGGACAAAAGCGCGACGTTTTCGTCGATGTCGTCGCATCCGAGGGCGAGTCAGGCGTCGTTTCGAATCTGCAACGCAAGGCCGACCAAGCCGACGCGATGTTTAAGCATCTGGTATCACTCATCAACGACGAGCTTCGCATCGAAGGATCGAAGCACGTTTCCTTCAAACCCGCTTTTCCTTCATGGCTATGAACAACGATAATCAACACATCACAGACCGCTTCGCACTATACAACTCCGATTGCATCGACGTAATGCGCGCGATGCCAGATGGATCGATTGACCTCTCTGTTTACTCGCCTCCGTTCTGCGGGCTGTACAACTACAGCAGCAGCGAACGCGATCTTTCGAACTGCCGCTCCTACTCGGAGTTCTTCGAGCACTATGACTTTGTGATCTCGGAGATCGCGCGGCTTACTAAATCTGGCCGGATCACGGCGGTGCATTGTATGGACGTTGCTGGCACCGGCAATGGGCCGACCGCCAAGATGGGCATTGCCGCAAACGTAGGATCTGGGCTGATCGACTTTCCCGGTGACATCATCCGCGCGCACGAAAAGCACGGATTCCAGTTCTGTATGCGCCGCGTGATCTGGAAGGAGCCGCTCGGCGTTCGATTGCGGACGATGGCAAAAGGACTTGCCCACGCACAGATCGTCGAGGACTCGACTTTGTGCGACGTTGCTGGAGGCGACTACCTGCTTTGCTTTAGAAAGAAGGGCGAGAATCCGGTGCCAGTCGCGCACCCGACTGGGCTCCACTCTTACGCCGGAGAGCGTCAGATGCCGCGCGAGTTGCTTGAATGGAAGGGACACGAAGGCAAGCAGACCGAGAATCGTTTCTCACATTGGATCTGGCGGCAATATGCATCGTGTGTCTGGGATGATATACGAATCGACAACGTGCTCGCCTACGAGGAAAGCCGCGATAAGGACGATGAGCGCCATGTGCATCCTTTGCAACTCGACGTGATCGAACGCGCAGTAGTGCTATGGTCGAATCCCGGTGAGGTAGTCTTTACTCCTTTCATGGGCGTTGGCTCAGAAGTTTACGGCGCAGTATTGAACGGGCGCAAAGGCATTGGCGTCGAACTTAAGTCGAGCTATTATCGGCAAGCGGTTCGCAATCTATCAGCGATTGGGCGGGATCAGAAAACGCAGGAGCTTTCCTTCGAATGACAACCGATCTTCGCACCGCACTCAATATCGCGCTCAGCCAAGGCAAAAGCCCGAAGGAATTTGCGCACGAGGCTGGCATCTCCGTCTCGTGGACCTACCGGCTCTCGTGGGAACTTGGCTGGCGCGCGATGCACCTCTCGGAGCACGAGCGGCAACTCATCAGGCAACTGCGCAAGGAGGCGACGACATGAACCTCTCGCGCTCAGAACTCCTGCGCATGGCGCGCTGCGGAGCCGCAGACGGACACGACGACGACTGGCACGCGACGATGACTACTAGCAAGCACCGCCTCCGCGAAATGCGCGACGTGGCGGAAGCAGAACGCGCCGAGCTGCGGCGAATCGAAGAACAATTCGAACCCACAAAAAATGACAAATGAACAATATAGCGAGCTTCTCGCTGAGATTAAAGCGATCCGAATCGCGCTGATGGCTAAGGCCAGCGACGCTCCGCAGGCCAAGCCGCAACCGCGCGGCGAGGTGCCGATGCCGACCGAGATCATCGAGGGTGCAGTCGACGTGCTCGTGCATTTCGGAAAAAATAAAGGCACGCGACTGGGCGATCTCGCGCCGAAGTCGGTCGAGTGGTACGCGCAAGAACCGGAGCCGCGCCTGCGCAACGACGGCACGCCATTCCCGCCGCGAGCGGAGGACGTGCGACTGCGCAACGCTGCGCGGACGATTGTCCACCGCCGCTCTGGCAAGCTGGCCGCTCCTGCGAACGAGCCGGTGCTGCGAAATGCGCCGGTCAACGAAGACCAAGTTCCGTTCTAAATTTTTCACCCATGAAAAACAAATATGTCATTATCAGAACACGTTCAGCGGGAGTTTTCGCTGGCGTTTTGAAAAGCTATAAGGCTGGCGAGGCCATTCTTAAGAACGCTCGGCGCATTTGGTATTGGTCGGGCGCAGCGTCGTTGAGCCAACTCGCGGTCGATGGCACGTCAAAACCAAATGAATGCAAGTTTCCGGTCATCGTTGAGGAGATTCTCTTGCCGGAAGTCATTGAAGTCATTCCAACGACCGCAAAAGCGCGCGAGTCGATCGGCAGCGTGAAAGTGTGGTCGGCGTGAAAGGCTACGGCTACGGCGACGGCTCCGGCTCAGGCGACGGCTACGGCGACGGCTACGGCTATGGCTACGGCTACGGCTACGGCTACGGCTCCGGCGACGGCTCCGGCTCAGGCTACGGCTATGGCGACGGCTAATAATTTATAATATAAAAAAAATGCTACGCAGCGGGCTTTGTATGCTGCACAAATTTTTTATGAACAACGAAAACGAAATCATCGTCGCCGCGAAAGCGGCTGTATCATCGCCGATCTCATTCGGCTCGACTGGCGTGCAACTCACGTCGCTTGAAGATGCCTTCCGATTTGCGAAGGCAATCGTCGGCTCTGGCTTCGCGCCGCGCGGAATGGAGAAACCAGAAAGCGTGCTCGTCGCGCTCCAATGGGGCGCGGAACTCGGCCTGACTCCGATGGCTGCTCTCTCCAACATCGCCGTGGTCAACGGCCGGCCGTCACTATTCGGCGACGCCGCGCTCGCGCTGATCCGCTCCAGCGGCCAGCTCGAAAGCTATTCCGAGGAGGAGATCGGAGAACAGGGCAAGGACTCGCACGGCTATAAAGTCACCGCGAAGCGACGCGGCTTCGAGCCGCAGTCGGAGACATTCACGGTCGCCGACGCGAAGACCGCGAAGCTCTGGAATAAGAGCGGGCCGTGGACTGATTATCCGCGCCGGATGCTCAAGTTTCGCGCACGCGGATTTCTCCTTCGCGATATGTTCGGCGATGTTCTGAAAGGTCTGAAGACCGCCGAAGAAGTGCGCGACGAACCAGTCAATGTCACGCCGCTCGCTGAGAAGGTCGCCGCCGGACTCACCGCTAACCTCTAAACGTACCATGAGCACAAACGAAATCCGAACCGCAGTCATCAATTCCGCGACCGAGCAACTGCGCGGTCTGCTTGAGACAAACTACGAGGCGATTAGAAAGGCCGCATCTGACTCGTTCGTCGATGATGACACGAAGACCGAGCCGGTCGCGAAAGTCTCCGTCGCAATCGAGTGGGATGCGCTCGCGCAGGCACCGACCGTGATCGTCAAGCTCGGCTGGTCCGCTCGCTATAAAGACGAGAGCGAACAGGAAGTCGATCCGCTCCAGTCGAAGCTCGGCATCGAGGAGGGCAAGCAATGATCATTTCACAAGTAGACTTGAACGCGAAGTTCATCGAGGCGATAGACTGCATCGAGCGCGCGTGGACGCTGAAGCATCACGAAGAATACTATCGCGCCTACTGCGTCGTGCATTCCGCGACGCAAATCCTGCACCGCGTGGCGTCGGAGTTGCATCGTCTTGATATATTGAAAGGAGGTGAGTCGTGATCATCGAGACGAACCAAGCATATCACGCGAACGAAGCTGTTTCGCACTCCAAGCTGGAGGTATTCCGCCGCCGCCCGATGCTGTATTACAAGCGTCACGTCGCGAAGATTCTTGCTCGCGAACCTGCAAGCGCAGCGTTCCGCGTTGGATCGGCAGCGCACGCTGTCATTCTGGAGCCGATGACGTGGCACGAGCAATTCGCGGTTCGGCCAGAAGGCATCGACCGGCGCACGAAGCAGGGCAAAGATGAGTTCGCAGCGTTCGAGGCCCAGCACGCCGGGAAGACGATCATCGATCAAGACGAGGCCGCGCAGATCGCCGAGATGGCAGCATCGGTTGCGTCCCATCCGCTCGCCAACGAGTTGCTTGCGCATGGCTTTCCCGAACGATCTTTCCGCTCAATCGGGAAGTCGTTCGCGATCCAATGCCGACCGGACTGGATCAATCTCGGCGGATGCGAATTGTCCGGCGGTCGTCCGTACATTGCCGACGTGAAGACGACCGAGAGCTTGGCCGACTTCGAGTTTGGCTCGTTCGAGCGCACGGTGTTTCGCTACGGCTACCATCGGCAAGCGGGATTCTATCTGCCGCTCGTCAGCGAATCAGTCGCGCAGCCTGTCTATGACTTTTTCTTCATCGCCGTCGAAAAGGTCGAGCCGTATGGCGTTGCCGTATATCGAATGACCGACGAGGCGTGCGCGCTCGGACAGGACGAGACGGTCGCCGATCTCACGCGGCTGAAGTCGTGCATCGAGGCAGGCCAATGGCCGAACATCGAGCCGACGCTGCGCGAACTGGGAGTGCCGTCATGGTATGCGAAAGGAGCGCGCAATGACTGACGAAGAGGTATCGATCTTATGCCGCTGGTGCTGCGGACGCGGATGGTTCACGGTCGAGACGAACAGCACGCTGCGTTATCGCTGCGCGGACTGCAACGGAACAGGACTAATCGAACTCAATATACAAGACGAACAATGACACAAAATCTCACACGCATTTCGACCAAGTGGCAGACGTCGGCGATCAAGAGACGTCCGCGCAAGAAGCGCATCGAATGGGTGCCGCATCATCAGCTATACGCGGAGATTGAAGAGGGCTTTCAGTATTTCGTGCAGAAGCGAATGAAGGAGGCGGTGCTCGGAAAATGAGCAGCGAACCGCCGAGGGCATCCATCGAAACGCACGAACAATCAAACAATGAAACGACCAAATCCCAAAATGCTCAACGAAGTCGATGACATGATGCGTTGTTGGCAATCGCCGCAGCGTGTCGCGCTCGCGCTCAAGACTCGAATCGGGAATGTGTACAACTACGCCGACCACTTGGGCTATCGCAAAGTCTATATCACCAAGGACGAGATTGAGCTTCTCGCGAAATATAGACTCAGCCGAAATACAAACACACAATGACAATCACCTTCGAGGCACGCGGGATTCCCAAAGGCCAGCCGCGCGCTCGCGCTTTTGCCCAGCGTTTCGGGAATAAATACTCCGCGCGAATGTACGATCCCGGCACCGCAGACGAGTGGAAGGAGTGCGTCTATTTCGCGCTCCGCGCCAAGCTCGATGCGCTCGCGATGACTCCGACGCTTGATTCGGTCGGCGTCTCAATGCGCTTCATTCTGCCGAGGCCGAAATCCCATTTCGGGAAAAAGGGTTTGAAGTCGAACGCGCCGAAGCAACCAGTCGGCAAACCAGATATCGACAATCTCTCCAAGCTCGTGCTCGACGTCATCACGAAGGACAACCGCGTTTGGCGTGACGACTCACAAGTCATCGGAATGCTCGCGTGGAAGTATTACGAGGACGCCGAGAACGCGCCGGGAGTCTGGATCTGCATAGCCACTAACGGAGATGTTCCGGCGCAGGAAAAAGACTTGCGCGAAGATCCGCCGGAAGTTTGATGCGTTGGCAGAGGCGAGGTGAGACTCGTCGAACATGGCAAATAACAATTCATTTCCCCGGCCGTCTGCGTCTGCTTCGCGTTCGTCGTTGTCGCGAGGCAAGTCTCACCGCAGGCGGGCCGGGGTTTTGTTTTCATTCAAATGAACTGGTTAAACATCAACGTTGCGACGCTCAGATCGGCTGAATATATCGGCAGCGAGCCGGTAGCGAGAGCGACATGGCTGAACGTGCTAGGCTGGTGCTGTATGCAGGAAAACGGAGGACGCATTGCCAACTCTCGAGGCTGGCGAGATCGTCAATGGCAGCAGATTTGCGGAGTGACGGCCGATGAAGTGAACGCATCTTCGCCGCTCCTTTTTTGGGAAGGTGACGACCTCGTCGTCTGGAATTATCCAGTGCACAAGGAAGCTGAGGTTGCAGCTAAACGCGAAGGTGGACGAAACGGAGGCTTGAGGAGTGGTGCAAGCAGGCGCGAAGCTATGCTTGAAGCAGAGCTTGAAGCTGAAACGAAGCTCACCTCGAACGGAAAGGAAAGGAAAGGAAAGGAAGGAGAAGAGAAAGAGAAAGAGAAAGGAAGTGGCCGAATTGTCGCGGAGGTTTCCGCGACCAGCGACGCCGATTGGCTAAAGCAACTCCAAAGCAACGCCGCATACCAGTCGCTCGACGTGCAACGCGAGTTCGCTAAAATGTCCGCATGGTGCTCGATCAACCGGAAGCACCCGACGCGCCGTCGATTCGTGAACTGGCTCAACCGCGCCGAGAAACCGATCAGCAACGTGCAATCCGTTCCGCGAAATGAAAGCGTTATCGACCGCTCCTGATTCGGCGCAAGCCGAACGCCGCTTGATCTCGGCGTGCATGACCGGCGGGCCGATATGCGTTGCCGGTGCCGTTGGAATCGGCGTCGCAGTCGATGCGTTCACCGATCCAATGCTCGGCGCGCTCTGGCAGTCGCTCGTTGCCTGCGCGACCGAACACAAGTCAACGCAGGCGTTTCTCGTCGCGCGCCAGACATTCGGCGCGAGTCTGAGCGAGACGAACCTCGCAATCGTCGGCGAGATTTCCGCTCTGGAGCCGACCTCGATTTACGCGAAGACACTCGCGCTCGAAGTCGTCAATGATTCCAAGCGGCGCAAGGCATCCGCGAAGCTCCAGCAGGCGTGCGACGCGCTCGCAAAGACTGCGGAGCGCAACTGGGACGACGACTGGTCGCTCGCGCGTGCAGCAATCCGTGAAGCCGAGCAAGCGGCATCGGCGCACGCGATCACGAAGGGCTTGGCCGCGCTCTGCGACGAATACATCGCCGAGGAACGCAACGGAAAGGCCGCTGGCAAGGTCGGCACCGGAATCGCCGAGTGCGACGACTATTTCGGCAAGCTCGGCGCGGGCGAGGTGCTCGTGATGGCAGGACGACCGGCAGTTGGAAAAACCGCGCTCGCGATTCAAATGGCCGACTCCGTCGTACGAGCTGGAGGCCGCGCGATGATCGTCTCGCTTGAAATGAACGGCAAAGACCTCGTCGGTCGTATCGCCAAGCAGCGTGCCGGACGCGAATCAGCGATCACGCGCGGATGCTCGAAGGCAGAATACGACGCGGCGAAGGAGTCGCGCATCCGCAGCGCGGAGAAGCTCAAGGACGACGCGCAACGCTTGAACATCTTCGAGGTGGCCGAGACGAACAGCGTCTCGCGCATCGAAGATCGCGTAGCGATGCTCGCGAGTGCGGATGCGCTCCCAGACGTTGTCGTCATCGACTACTTGCAACTCATACAGCCGGACGACTCACGCGCTGCGCGCGAGCAGCAAGTCGCGGCAATGTCGCGTCGGCTCAAGCTCATGGCACTCGCGTTTCGCGTGCCGGTGATTCTGCTCTCGCAGCTCAACCGCGACGCCGAGAAAAACGACCGCAGGCCGCGCTTGTCCGACTTGCGCGAGTCAGGCTCCATCGAGCAGGACGCAGACCGCGTTTGGCTATTGTATCCCGATCCCGAGGTGCTGCTCGTCGCCGACTCGCCGACAGTTCAAGTGGTCATCGACCAAGCTAAAAACCGCAACGGAGCGGGCGGGATCGCGAAGGCAGTTCGTTTTTTCAAACCAGCTTTCGCTTTTGAAAAACTATGAGCAGGAAAACAGACAACGAAGGCAAATTGCATAGCGATGACGGTCCAGCGGTGATGCACGACGACGGATCGTGCGTTTACTACAAGCACGGCGTCATTCATCGCGCAGACGGGCCAGCGGTGCGGCTCGTGTTCGCAGACGGCAGCATCGAGGAGCAATACTGGTTCAACGGTCGCGAAATCAAATGAGTTGACGTACGAGAAACAATTTCCGGCGATTGTATACGTGGCGAGGAAACCCAAAAAAATCAGCGCGCACGCATGGGCGAAACATCAGCGGCTAACCGCAAAGATGTTCGCTGGCGGCGCAAGGAGGTCGTCGTGGAAAATGCAGCGATACGTGAGCTAGAAGCGTTGCGGCTAGCGGCAAAAGCGAGCCGATCAATCGCGACGCTTGAGTTGCGGCAGAAGGCAATCGTCGGCGAAATCAACGAGCGAAAAAAGCGATTGCGCCGACTTATAGCGGGCATCGAATCGCAGGAGCAGATGGGTACGCTCCCGCTGCATGGTCTGGAGTCTATATCAATTGCCGAGGAGGACATGGCACTCGTGCTCGATCCGCTGCGGAGACTATAGTCGTGGTCACGTATACACTCGCTCAGACTCCAGTCGCTCCGGTGCGTCGGGTGGATGGCGCATCGGAAGAGGCGCGAATACTCGCGGAGATTTGCGAGCGGTTGCTCGAAATTGAGGCCGAGAAGTTAGGCGAGGCGAAGGCACTTGTGCGGCGTCTGGCGTCGCTGGGCGATCTCTCCGAGCGCGCGTTTGTGATGGTGTTGCGCTTCGCGTCGGGCGACACGGGCGCGTTGCTCGCTAGCTATGAGGAACAGGTGCAGTCGCGCGTATTAACGCGGCAAGCCGCGCATTGGCAATTTCAACAAGACGTACAGGCGATCCGGCTGGTGTTTCCGGCCATCGCCGCGCTGCTGATCGAGTACCGCGAGACCATTTGGCACCACGAAGACGCGATGAGCAGCGCAGACGGACTGCGGCAGGCCATGGAGGATCGAGAGGCATGAGGCGGTCCAGTGGCAACGACTTAGGTAGGGTCAAAAGCGGAGGGTCACGAAATGCCGGACCGCATCGCTTGCGTTCTAAGGGCATTTGGCGTCAATGGGTATGCAGCTATGGGTCGGACAATCGGACAGTCAGAAATCGCAAGGAATGGCCGTTTGCGGGCATTCTGGCGGATGCAGCAGGGCCGGTCAGGGTGGGTAGGTGGGCGGGGGCAAGGAATCTTTTACGGGCCGGGCAGCGGCGCGGGTT